CACGATACTCGTTTGTATCTATTCGTAAGTAAATTTGTTCTTTTATGCTTTGTACTTCTTTGGCATCAACATATCTATCGTCAATAAACCAAACACCAGTAATAAAAGTAATAATGAGAGCGGTACTTCCTAGTATTCTCAATATCCTCATTATCTTTTCCAAATATCATTAAAAAAATCTTGCCAGAATTTCTGAACTTGATCTTGATATTTCTTTGCTTGTTCTGGTTGATCTTTTATGAACTTTTCAATTTGAACTTTCCACTCTGCGTAAGTTGGAATATCTAATTCTAATTTAAACATATTTCTCCTTTCTTTTATGTTTTAGGAAATTTATTTTTTATCTGGTTTTACTTCTTTAACTTCTTTAACTTCTTCTTCTTTAGGAAGTTCTTTTTCTAGTAGTTCAGAATAATGTTTTTTCAAAAAATTAATATCTAAAATTTCTAAAGTTATTTGTTGTAGTTTAGTTTGTAAATTTTGTAATTTCTCTAAATATAACTTTCCTTTATCCGATAGCTTTTCACTACCATAATCTTTGTTGTCCATTTTAAAGTTCATTCAGTCTCCTTTGATTATTCTCCATTATCTATTACTGTTCCACCATCAGCTATCCATTCTTGAATTGCTTGGTAATCTGTGTTTGCCTCGTTTAGTGGTACTAAAATTGTATTAGGATTTTTGTTTTCATTAAAAACTCTAATTCCAGTTTTTTGACCATCTAAATAAATATATTCTACTATGCTATTATTTAAATCCATTTTTATAATTCCGCACTTGCCGCTAGTTTATATGAAGCATCATTACATCTTACTCTTGCTGATGCACCAGCTGACCCAACATAATTTTCTGCACCAGAAGTAAAAATTGCTATGTTATTATAACCAGCTTTTCCAACTCCATTAAATCCATCAAATGTATCTTGCGCTCCATTTCTTAAAGCTAATAAATAATCTGTTCCTGTTGTTTGAACTATGCTTGGAATAGACCTCATTGTAGTTGGTAAATCTTTCATGCAAAAAAGTTGACCACCATCATAGTCTGTGCAATTTGCTAAATCTAATACATCAGAATACGCTTGTGTTCCACTTCGAGAATAAATTTGATGATAATATCTTTGGCATCTTCCTAAATTCACACCAACAGGCAAGAACTCAAAATCAGATGATGTTCCTACTTCTAATTGTATTCCTGTTATATAAACTTCATCATCAGTAGAACCACCAAGTCCAGCAAGATTACCACTTGACCAATAACCAACGGCAGAATTTTGCCAAGTATTAGTTACACCTGATCCATTAGGTGTACCAAAATATAATTTAACTGAAAATTCCTCTGTATTTGTATTTTTAATTATTCTAGAAGTATCGCCTGGAAATGTTATTGTTTTCTTTTCCCAAGTATCAGCACTGCTTACAGTATAATCAAAAGATGCTATTCTTTCTTGGTCTGAATTAGCATTAAATAAAATTGCACTATAGGTTCCTGTTTCATTAGTTTTAATCCAAAAACTTAAACTTAAACTTTCAGCAGATGCTGTTCCAAATTTTAAATGCTGTAACATTTGACCTTCAAATTTCTGCATTAAAGCTATCTCATCACCATTTGAACTTCCAGCAGATGTACAATCTAACTTCATTGAATAATAAAATCCTTGTCCACTAGGTACATCAGTTGATTGTGAGATAGTCCAAGTACCAGTATCGGTTTGAGTTTTCCATCTATCACAAGCATAATAGCCGTCACTTGTTGTAATAGAAGCAGTTGAAGTTGCTCTTTGAGCAACAGCCATATCTCCATTAATTAAAATATTTTTATAATTTTTATCTCCACCACCAGCAGCAAAAGCTGGTGGTTGACCAGCACCAGCAGAAGTTAAAACTTGTCCGTCTGTTCCTGTTGCAATAGCAACGGGGTCGCCACTTGCATCATAACTAATTATATTTCCATCTGTACCACCCGCCATCTTTGCTAAACTTACAGCGTTATCAGCAATTTCTTCTGTATCTACTGCGTTATCTGCAAGATGTATATTATCAATTGAACCATCAACATATTGATCGCTGTCTACTGAATCTGCGCCAAGAGATACAGTTGAATCCAACCAGTTAACTGTATTTGCTGAATAGTTAAAGGTGCAAAGTGAAATCCAATCTGAACCGTCATAAAATTTTAAAGTTGGTGTTGTTGCTGAAGTTGTGTCTAACCATAAACTTCCAGCCGCCTTACTTCCAGGTGCAGAAGAAGCTGAACTTAAAGTGTTCAAAGCATTTAAGCTATTGTTCATAGCTGTACGGAATGCCGAGAAGCCCTGATTATCTACTGTAATTTGTGAAACTGATGCCATAATTTTTATTTATCCTATTTTGTTGTTTAATGCAAACTCTTAAGGTGATAATCCATACCCCTCTGCCACGTAATCAAATGTTCTATCTTGGGCTACAGCAGAATTATTATAAAAAGTTATTGAGAAACCAGTAGCACTTTTTGATGTGATTGTATAGTAGTCTCCCGTTGCCATATTTTGTGCCGCAATTCCCAAGCTAGGTGTTGTAAAAAATGCGTTGCTAAATGTAATTACTTTTGTTGTTGCTCCACTTGCAATATCGTTGCCTTTTGCATTTCTGTTTTCCATAGCCAATTTAATTACTAATTGAGTTATATTACTGCTTGTTTTATTATCATCATTGGTTAATCGCAATCTAAATTTGGCATATCTAAAGGCATAAGTAGCTGACGAAGAAATATCATTATAAACAGTTGCCGCACCCAAACTCGCTGTACTTGTAGCCATTTGTAATTTATGAAAAGCGTGAGAAGGTTCACTTCCATCAAATGGTGCTTTTGCATCATCAAAATATAAATTTCCTCTACCACTATCAAAAAGATCATACGGATTTTGATTATCTAAAGTTAAAGTTGGTTTAACTGTTCCATCATAAGTAGCCGATAATGAGATAGAATTAATAAAATTATAATATCCAAGACTATCTCTATTAGCTAAATAATAAGTTGGATTTGAAGTTGCATCAGTACCCCCAAGTTCAAAATCTCCACTAGGAGTATCAAAGTTTCCAACTGTATCTTCAAAATTAGTAATAGTATCTAAAGATAAAACAGTATCTCCACTCACATCTTCTTTTACACATAAAGGATAAGTCGCATCCATTTGTGCTGGGCTTAAAAATAAATTTGGATTTTCTGTTGTTGTAGAAATATCAGTATAAGCAAAAATATTTGAAACATTGGTGTAAATAATAGATTCCGAAATTGATTCATTGCCAGTTTTGTCGATTGCTTTTATGAGGAAAGCACCAACTCTACTATTCACTAAAGCATTATCTGATTTTCTTCTTGTTACCCTGATTAAATTCGTGCTGTTGTTCCATAATGCACCACTCGTTACATTTTGGTATCTTATTTCATAGTAAGCAATATCTAAATCTGTTGAGGCACTAGGTGGTGTCCAAGTCAATCTCATTTGATTACTTCCGTGCATTTCTATTGCAAAATCATCAACATTACTTGGTGGATCACTTCCACCTACTATTGTTCTGTTTTCAGAAGTATAAGTTGAGGAAACTCCCAATGAGGAAATCGCCTTACATCTTACATTATAAATTTTTCCATCAACCACATTTAACATTTCATGGTTTAATTGAGTTCCTTTTGCTATAATTTTATAATCTGATTCTGTGCTTTGTTTAGCTTCCACTTGATAATATTGAACAAATTTATCTGTACTTGCACCCACTAAAATATTAAGTCGAGTCAGCACAACACCATCTGAATATTCTATTAGTTCATCACTCAATGTTAAACTTGCTGGTGCAGTTACAGAATAAGGATCTGGTAATGTAGTATCAGGTATTGTAACGGGTGCATTTTTATCATTAAATGTGTAAAAATTATCTTGGTGTTCAAATAATTGCACATTTACAGTTAAATCTTCATTGATCTCTAACCCCAAAACACGAAAAGGTTTAGCACTAAAACCACCACTTGCGTAGGTTAATGCAACTATGTCACCAATTTCTAATTCTAAAAATTCTGATGTTAAAGTTAATTGTATTTGTAATTGGTTTCTTGATCTTCTTAAAATAATTTCGCAAAGTGCTTCCGCATTATAAGCATTAGTAACATTTGGAAATTGAAAATTACCCTCTAACAAAGTATTATTATCTACAGACAACATTGTAGCGTGTTGAAAATCACTAGCAACTCCACTGTCATCAATAGGCGGAAAACATACAGTATCATTTTGCCATTTCTTATATGGGTTACAATAGGTTCCGATAACACGATTGTATTTAGTATTTTTTCTTTCTCCTACAACTTTTGCACCACCTACAACATGATCTTTGGTAATTGTTTTAACAGATGAACCTGTTCCCTCAATTTTTAATTTATAAACTCCATTGTTATAAGTAAATAAAGACCTCATAGGATTGAGAAGTTTTTTTACATTTTCAATAACCTTTTGACTTGTATCTATAACAGCATTGGATTCAAATTTTATAATAGCTGGAACTGTATCTGTAATTTGTGTTCCATTATCAAATTTTGCAGATAAAGTTGTACTATAAGTTCCGCCAGTTATTTTCCATGAAAAAGTTAAAACAGAATCCGTTGGTGCGTTTCCATATAAAATAATAATTGGATAGACCTGACCACTTGTTAAACTTTTTGTACCCTCTCTGGTTTGTTCTCCATGCCACCCACTATTATTTACAATTAATTTGCTATCTTTATTTCCTTGTATTTCTATAAATAAATTATTTACTGTTTGACCAGCATCACCAACATAAACTCTTGAACTATCATCTGAAGTTGTTTTAAAATAATATGTATTTGTACTTGCTGGTGTAAAATAA